ATACTCACTTCTGTTAACGCCAACACTTCTACATACAATGGAATTGAAACATACGAATGTTTAATTCTAGTTATCTATAAGTTCATTAATCACAGATAGGCCCCAGTAGGCCTCTCACCGCCAGTGGCGGTCCTCTACCGAGTTCTACTTTTAATGTAAAATTTTCAAACAGGGTAGAGTTCCTCGCGCTATCATTGTGATAGGCAGGAAATGTCAAAGTTAGGTAAACCGAAAGTTGGAGAACCTGTAGCATCAAGATTTAATCTAGATCTACAGTACCAGTTCTCAACTTCACATGGGACCACTGCTCTGACATCAAAACAAGGAATAAAAGATTCTATTTTCTGATATCGAATCTCTTCCCTTGTTGGTTTAAGGTGACAAATACTTTTCGCAAAAACATCGTCGGTTCTAATTAATTCTTTATAGTGAACCCATAGCCTTTCATTATGGCGATATGTTTTATGGATCTTTGACGAATTATGAAAATTCGTAAAGCTCCCTTGAAAAGTTTGGACAATGGTATCGTACCCACCTGGTACCGATACCACAGTTTCGCTCTTATCAAAGATCTTCTTATAGGAAGGTTTGCCAAGAACCGAAAGTCCATACCTGAGATATACCTCCATTATTAACGAGGTGTAAAGCTTTTTGCTTTCGCTTTTTAAATCTCTTACGGTATTGTCCAAAATAACTTTATTGAAGGTATGTGTTCCTAAGAACTCATAGTCCTTAATAAAGTCTTTTGTTAATTGGTGCATCAGCCACTCACGAGGTTCACGAGGAACCTGTGGGGCATGGAATTTTGTTAATTCCTTACAAGATACTAACCCAATATTACCTTTTATTAGTCCAGCTACAAGAAGCTCAGATTCAAGTATTTGACGGTTCCGGGTCGGTTTAAGACCAAGTCCCCCTAACCATTCCGGTACATACTTCGGAATGTCGTAGGCGTTTATAGCTTTACGATTGTGTCTGAGAAAAATTGCAGATGCCCTCTCAAAGAGGAAACCTGGACATGTATCGAATAGGTCATGATGTAATGGACCCATCCGATTAGAACCCTTAGCTCGGACTCCATCCTTGGCTTGGCCATAAACTAACCCGAAGTTGCAATACTTCACGAGGTTATATGTAAATGGTTT